AGATAGAGACCGTCCCGCTCGATGCAGGCGAATTGATTTGAGAGACGAAGACGGGGCTGGCCGTGGTGCTTTGCCCGCCCGCAATCCGCATCACTTGACCAATTGCGGAAATACTAGGGGCGGCAGTCGTGACGGGGACCGTATCCACGCCGGAGACAATCGCCACATTGACGGTGGAAAGAATCGTGACGCCCTGAGTGGGATTCATCCAGACGGGGATACCGGACACGGACACCGAGGCTTGCGTGGTGACGGGGACGACGTTCAAGACCGAGATCGTCCCGCTCACCCCGACCAAGCCAGAGACGGAGACGGTGCCAGACGCCTGCATCGGCCCAGAGACCGAGACGGTCCCGGACACCGGCATCGGGCGTGTGACATCGACATCGCCTAAGACGGTGCCATCAGAGCCAATAACGAGCTTGACACGTTGGTAGAGATCGCCGCCTACGAGATCAGCCGCAACCGTGGTCCCAGTCCCAGGGGTATAGCCGACGCCCTCACCCATTATTCTTCATCCCATTCGGTGTTGACCAACTGCCCTGTATGCCGTGCGACGAGCCATTCATCCACGGGCTGTGGTTGCTTCGGCAGTTCAAAGGCGTTCGTCTTGCGGGCTTCTGCCCTCAGTTCCATGTATTCGGCGTTGATCGCCGCCTTCTTGGTATTCGATTGCGTGATGTCTTCGCAGCAATGCCACGCGATTTTACACGCGAGCATTTCCACAAACAGCGGGTCAAAGAGCGCGGGGTTCGTGACCTTGGCAATGTACCGCACCTCCAGGGTATCCCCATCATTGGTCAGGATGGCGAGTCCTCCATCATGGCGTTCGATGTGCCAATCCAGACCCAACCGCGCCGGTTTAATCAGCCGGAGAAAATCGGCTGGCAGCATAAACGCTTGGTTGTACATGAAGTCTGGGACCACGGAGGACGGGGCCAGCGTCACCCGCGTCTTGCAGAAGTTCCACAAATAGGCGCGTTGTTCTTTGTCCCGCAGCGACTCGTAGCAGGCATTCACCGACTTCGCGTTGCGGCTGTTTTCGCTCATCGCTACGATGCGCGTGGCCCCGAGCTTTTGGAGGCCAAGATTACAGATGCTAACCTCTGAAGCTGGCAAGAGAGCCTCCGTTTAGTATTCGTAGTCCCCTATATGGGTCGCCTGAATCGTGGGATCGCACCAGACTTCGATGCCGACCTGATGCGCTTGCGTGGCGAACCAGACCGCATCATCCATAAACTGTCCGTCCTCCGTATAGCCCACCGAGAACCACGGACGGGGCATCCGCTTGAGCGCGGTGGTCGCAATCAGTTGACAGCCAGAGCCGGTCGAGTACGCGGGAAACAGCATAGAAGGGAGCGGGCCATTTGGAATGCCCACAATGCCCTGCGCGTCTTGCATCCGCACGGTCGTTTGTAACGGGAGGCCACGTCGGTTATAGGCAAGGCCCACGATTTCTCGTTGATGCGCGAGAAGGCGCGTGAAGGCATCGTCAGGAAATCGCATGTCGGCATCCACCAACCAGAGATGTTCGTAGTATCCGTCAATCGCTTCCTGCGCCAAGGCATTGCGGTTTTCCGGCCCCAAGGCCCCCTCTAACATCACCGTCGTGACATCGGGGTGCCGCATCGCGGCGAGAACGGAATGAACCGTCCTCGCCTTGATGGAGCCATTGCACGGAATCCCGAGCAAGACCTTCATGTGGTTAGGCAATCGTGGCGTTATTCTTTGAGAAATACGCCTCTAACGTCTCCAGCGCATTAAAAATCTGGAGCTTCGTTATCGATGCGCCACTAACGACGCGCAACTCGATGGCTTCCCCTGATGTCGAGTTGCCCACCGTCACCGTTGCGGGATCGAATTGATCCCCCGCCAACACGCTATAGAATTTATCTGCCATCGCACCCCTCCTTAATCGACGTAGGTGACACGCAGCGACACAGGCGTCGCGCCAGTCGAGATGTCAGTCGTCACCACCGTCAACGCAATGTCCAGGTTTGCGGGCACGATGGTCAACCCTGCCGCTTGCCAGAGTGGTTGGTTCTGTTTGGCAAGGGTGTTGACCCCCGATTCATTGATGATTTCGGTCGCAACCACGGCGGTCGTACAGGCAATCGACGAGGCGAAGAAGTCCGCATCGACCACCGCCCCCCCGTCCACGTTCGTCCGATACACACCAACATCGAAGTTCCCAGCCGTCATTGCGGACGCTTGGAACACCACCGAGGTCACAATCGCATTGGCTGGCACCGACACCAACCGAATGATGGAGGTGGTCGTGAGTGAGGCCGTCACGGACGCCAAGTACCCATAGGCCACCTTCGCCCGTGCCCCTTCCCCTAATCCGGGGTTATTCAAAACACGCGGAGTCGCTTCACGATTCGTAATTGCCGTCCCTTTGAGAGTGAGATCAATCCCCATGTTCTAGTCTCCTTGCGTGGGGGACTGGCTACCCCCGCCGCATATCGGAATTTAGGCTCTGTAGCTTTCGATGTTGTAGACCTTGTTCTCTTCCAACCGAGACGCCCCGAAGGTCGCCGTCACATACGACTGCCACGGTTCGCCGCGCAGATCGTTCCGCTTGCTGATGCTGGTCTGAATGTCGTTCCAGATCCCCAAGTGCATCCCACTCTTCACCCAGCACGGAATTTCCGCCAGGTTGGTGTTGGCGGTCCCGCCTGTGGGGGCCGTGCCCAAGCCCTTGCCTGCGATGGTCTCGATCTGTTCGCAGTACACGAAATTGATACCGAGGAACCGCTGCACTTTGCCGTCCTTCAACACGGGGCGGTCCCCACCGTTGAACTCGGAGCTGATGATCTGGATTTCGTTGAGCAAGGAGGCTTCATCCGCTGCGGTCAATCCGCAGTAGACTTCCTCGATGTCAAAGTCGATGTGGTTCACGCGCATCTGTCGCTTGATGTCGAGCAGTTTGGCAACGGTCAACTTGCTGTTCGTCGCCCCGAACGACACGGTGACTTGGTTTGCGCCTGAGACCGCGTTCCCAAACAAGGTGCTGGTCGCGCCCTGTTCGCCCGTCTTGGCCGTGCCGTTGAAGGCGCGGATGATAAGCGTATCCATCTTCCGACCTGCCGCAAACACCGCGTTCTGGGTGTAGCTGGATTCAGGATCGGTGAGGAGTCGGAGCTTGTCGAAAGTATCAATCAACTGAGGCAGATCGAAGTCGGAAGGCACGACCCACCGACGATCGACGGCGGCATCCGTGCGGCCCATCGGCGCAAACCGATTGGTCACGTCGGACATTTCCACGCTGCCGATCTGATCGACGGGCGAGGATTGTTTGCCTACATAGGAACCCTCCGTGACGGTGCCACGGAGCTTGCTGCCCTTCTCTTGCAAGAGCAGCATGACGTTCGTACTGAACGAAATGGTGTAATGGTCTGGGATGTTGATAGACATGGGTTCCCTCTTTCGTAACCAGAAAGGTTATGGAAAAGGGTTCCCTGTCTAAATTGGCAGGCCCTAGTTGAACGACTTGGCGTGGCTTCCAACTAGGAGGTTCCCACGTTGCGAGATGATTCCTACGCTATTGTTTCACAAATGTCAACGCTGTGCCGCCGCAGGGGTCATCCCTGGTCCCGCGATCTGGCTCAGTCGCGCCACTTCTGCTCGCGCCTGTGCCCGTTGCTGCGGGTCTTTGGAGTTGTAGAGCGCGGCAAAGTCTTTATCTTCGCCCCGTCGAATCGACTGGAGTTTGTTGGCAGCCGATTCTGGCGTCATCGCAAACGAACTCTGTTGGCCCCCGATCCCTGGCACCGACTTATCCTCCACGGCAATCTTGCTGCCGATATTGAACAGAAATTCCATCGCTTGCTTCGGACCCAGCACCGACTTGAGCGCGTCGAGTTGGTCCTGCTTCATGCCAAACGTCTCTGCGGCACGGTCTACCAGGCCCGCCCGTTTCTCGTAGTCCGGTCCCCACGATTGTTTCAACGCGGTCACTTCTGACGTATTCAACGCCTCGGCTTGTGCCTGTTCCGCTTTGGCCTGTGCCGTCTGAATCGCGTTCCATTCCGTAGCGAGGACGGTGGCTTGTGCCTGCGAGATGCCCGCTTTGTGCAGAATCGGCTTCATCGTGGACGCAAATTCACCCTTATCGCCCTCGGGCACGGGAATCGTGTATTTATCAGCGGTCTCAGGCCGACCGAGTTGCGTATAAATCTTGTCCCACACGGCAGGATTGGCGGCATCCTTGGCCGCAGGGAGTTTGACGAGCCGTTCTGGGGGCACGCCAGTCGCCGTTTCGAGGTTGCGGTACGACTTCATCACGTCATCGGGGCTTTTCCAGCCCCGTTCCGTCACCAAATTCAGGTGTTCAGGGGCCAATCCAGCCTTGCTCCACTCAAACGGAGCGGGGGCTGCCGCTGCCGGAGGCGTAGGGTCACTGGAAATCGTCGCATTCGGGGTCGAGCCTGCTGGCGCTGTGGAAACAGCTTCGTCAGCCATGATGATTACTCCTTTGGTGATAGGTCGTCAGGCAACCGTTGATTGCCGTACAGCGACCACAGTTGGTCATCCGTGAGTTTGAGAAAGTGTGAAATTCTCAGAAAAGTCTCGCGTCTCCCAATGAGAACATCGGATAAACGCGGGTCGAGATGGTAGGTGCTCGCTGAAGCGCGGCAGAACTTGGCGAGGTCCGCCAGCACCACATCGGTATCCACCCCATGCCCCAGGAACACCCGTTGATACGACAAGGCACGTCGGCGGAGGAGAGCTTTGCCGTCATCTTTGAGACTCATGCAGTCGGTACTTACGCGGTCCCTGCCGGTGGTTTCGGCATCAGCGTTTTCATCATGTTCGACGCGGCGGGGGCCGCGTCTATCATCTGCTGCGTCTGTTGCTGTTGCGCCCGATCCTGACGGACGGCGGCGATCTGTTGCGCGTCCTTCATCCAGCGCACCGGCACCGCTTGAATATCGGCCAATTCGGGGAGCGCCGTATCGAAGTTGAAGTTATCCATAATCGTAAGGTCTTGCGTCACCGAAAAGATTTCCTTCGCATAATCCACCACCCGCATGAAGCCCGCCGCTTCTTCGCTCCGCGCCATGCGGGAGAGCGGCGAGTTATATTGAATCGTGTACTGCCCCTTCGCCTCCAGCAACGCGGGCGGCATCGGGGCGAGGAGCCGCAATTGCGTGAGGAGATCAATTTCCCGATCCACTTGCGGCCCGAGCGATTCGCTTTGCTGCCGTCCCATCGTGGGGGAGAGCAACGCGCCCTTCTCGCGGCTGCGTTCAATCACTTCCGTCGCCGTCATCTGTGGGGTATCGACCAAAATCTGAAAGAGGGTCACGAGAAAGAAGTCGTTAATGACCAACTTCTCCGCTTCCATCATCTTGTCCCCAACCGCGAGGTTCCCCACCGGCAGCGCATGGACGAGCGGCTTCCCATCGGCATTCACGCCACCGGGGTTCAGGGCACCGGGACGCAGGGAGAAGGAATCGAGAATCCCATCGTCGTGCGCGAGCAGGACCGGATCGACGGAGCGATGCCCTTGCTTGAGCATCGTCTTTTTCATTTCGTTCAAACTCTTAATCGTCGGCAAGGCCAGCATGGCGGGCGAGCGGCCATAGACTTCTCCCGGTCCCGTCACGTAGCGGCTGATGGCGTAGGGGAACGTGTTGTACCCGCCCTCCTGCACGGTCGTCTTCTCGGTGATCGACACGTAGCACGAGTGGAACTTCATGCCCTGATAATCCACGCGGCCCGGGTCGTAGTCCGTGCGCGGCGACACCTTATGGATAAACCAGTATGGTTTGTGTCCCCCACGCGGGGCGGCGGCATCCTTCACGATGATCTCCGGCAGCCGGTCGGTCCCGAACTGCTGCACGGCTTGACGGGCGGTCAGTGAAAACCGACGAAAGACGCGATCAATCACGCCTTGATGGTTCTCCATGAAATACGTTTGGCCCAAATGCACGGCGCGATAGCGCAACCCCTTTTCATATTTGGAATCCAATGCGTCGATGAAGATATTGCCGGTGCCGAACGCCCCCAGCATCATATAGTCTTCGTGCTTCTGACTGGCGTAGTTGGCCGAGGACGCATAGCGGAGCGCAAAGAGTTGGCGCGTCAATTCTTCAAACCAGATCCGCGTGGCTCGATCCTTCATCAGTACGGGGTCCGAGGGGATCACCGTATGCCAGGTGGACGAACGCGGGGTGAGCATGGATTCCATCGCGGCCGCAAAGCGGGTGAGCGCCAACGCGCCGGTACTATCGACCATCTCCTCCATGCGTTGTGCGCCGGGAAGAATGAGGCTGCGGTTCTGGCCGCTGAATTGGGTGGCGTAGGACGGGAGGACGCGGCGGGCGATTTCCTCCCACGTCTGTTCGTAATTGCCACGGAGGCCGCTCGCCACTTCCTGTTCGGCCATGACGGTCTGGGCTTGCTCGTCGGACTGCCTCATGGATGGGCCTTCTGGTGATGGTCCACAAATTCGTCGCGGACCAGGGTGCGATAGCCGCACGTCATACAGAGAAAGGGGCGGGGTTGCCGAATCGGGAGGCGCAGCACAGGCGGGTAGGGCTTCGGGGCCTCTTTGGTCTTACTCATGCCATCCCCAGTGTGCG